TAATTGATTTAAAAATTTATATTCCCATAATGGAATTGTTATTGTTTTTTCTTTATTCATACAACCTCCAGTTGTTTTTATATATAGTGTTTATTAACATTGTTATTGATACAAAAATCTCTGAAGTCTTTATACTTCATACGATATTCTCTATCACTTCCAGTTAACTCTTCAATTCTATTGAGGTGTTTAGCTGTTGTGACACTCCATACATTTTCTGAAACATATGTGTCAATCGGTGTTTTTACTGCTACTGTTGTATTATAGCTATAATATATTGTATTACTTCCAATATTCTCATACCATAAGTTTTTACTGTCTATTTGTTTTTTCATTTTTATTACTCCATTTTTATTATTATTATTTTACTTATAATTATGGCAAAATTATGTCTATTATTTACTAAAATTATAAGCTACATTTATTGAAAATATTAAGAATAGTAATAAACTCAAAAATATATTTTGAAATATTACAACACTCAAAACACTTCCAAAAATTAAACTTAACCATAAAATTATATGGTACATTTTCAACCTCCAGTTGTTATTGTTCTAATTTATCTAATTTTTTAATTTCTTTTGTAAATTTTAAAATTGCTTTTAAATGTTTATCACTAAAACAATTTAAAATTGTCTTCATTACTTGATATTGATTATCTATATTTTGAATATCTCTATATTCAACATCAATATTATTAATCATGGCTTTTTTATTCATACAACCTCCAGTTGTAGTTGGTTTATTTTAACGATTGTATTATTTTTGAGTTAACAAATACTTTAATACAATCTATGGTTGTTTTTAATCAGACCTAAATTACAACCTCTGGTTATGCTTGAATTATTAGAAGCATATTTGAAATAAAACTTTTCAAACTCTGGGTTGTTTTTTAAATCTTTTAAATATCTAATAAAAGACTTTAAATGATTTTCATTGGATTGACTTATATTTTTATAAGTACACCAATTTCTATAAAGTCTTTTATTCTTTCTATTTAAATTTAAAAACATAAATTTCTTATAATTCAGGTAAATTTAAAAAGATACAAAATAATTCAAAAAGTACATCACAAAATATTACAGAATATTACAAGAATTGAGAACAAAGCAAGAACACTAAATACAACCTACAAGCGACCCCCCACTTCAAAAATTTTAAAGGGTTAAGCTTGAGATATGGCTAGAAAAAAGAGTTATTGAAATAGTTTAATTAGTGTTGATTTGATTGAGATTTATTGAGATTGTTTGAGGGTTTAAAACTTATCTT